TGGAAGATAGAGAAAAAATATTAACAGTAATAAGTTTAGGTGCAGGAGTACAAAGTTCTACAATGGCAATCATGGCAGCTAAAGGTGATCTACCACCTGTTGATGTAGCAATCTTTGCAGACACAGGCAATGAGCCAAAGGCAGTTTACACTTATCTTAATTATCTTTCAAACATATTACCCTTTCCAATTTTTAAAGTTAGAAAAGGTAATATCAAAGATGATATGTTAAATGCTAAAGGTAAATCTAACTTTGTTGTAGCACCATTTTTTACACAGAATAAAATTACAGGTAAGAAAGGTATGGTCATGAGACAATGTACAAATGACTATAAGATTCAACCAATTAGAATTAAAATCAGAGAGCTTTGTAATGTTAAAAAAGGTAAGCACTTTCCTAAAGATAAGTATGTTGAGCAATGGATAGGCATATCAACAGATGAGATAGGTAGAATGAAACCTGCTAGAGATAAGTATATATTAAACAGACATCCATTGATTGAAGCGAAGATGTCAAGGCAGGATTGTATAGATTATCTTAAAAAGAATGACATACTTTTACCAGAAAAATCAGCTTGTATTGTATGTCCATATCACAATGATTCTTATTGGCACTTCATGAAAACAAAAAGACCAGAAGAATTTGCCGAAGCTGTGGACTTTGATAAACAAGTTAGAAGTATTACAAGAAAAGAGGATGAGCAGATATATGTACATAGATCTTGCAAACCTTTAGATGAGGTAGAGTTTGATAAGAAAGAAACAGACAAGCAATTAGATATGTTTAACAATGAGTGCGAAGGGATGTGTGGACAATGACAAACGATAAAATGTTTGATGAGATAGGTTGTCCTGATGAGCTAAAGAAATGTAAGGAAGAAATCAAACGACATAAAAAGCACATAGAAAAACTATCCAATCAGTTGCTAGACTACGAGAGAATAATAGAAGAAAAAGAAAACGAGATTATAATAATTAAAAACAGATGATAAAAATATTGCAAGGTAATTGCATAGACAAGATAAAAGAACTTGATGATAACTCTATTGATTGTGTTGTCAGCTCCCCACCTTACTTTGGTTTAAGAGATTATGGAGTTGATGGTCAGTTTGGTTTAGAAAAAACCTATCATGATTATCTTGCTAATACAGTTAAGGTATTTGAAACTTTTAAACCTAAACTAAAAGATACTGCTACAATTTGGTGGAATGTTGGAGATAGTTATAATTCAACAAATGGATTTTGCAGAAATAAAGGTAAGTACAAAAGAAAAGGTAGAGATGGAGGTAGTAATGATAAAAAGTTAATTAAAAATAGTATTATAAAAGAAAAAGATTTAATGATGATACCTAATAGAGTTGCAATAGCTTTACAAGATGCAGGTTGGTACATTAGATCAGAAATTATTTGGCATAAACCAAATCCAATGCCAGAAAGTGTAAGAGATAGACCTACTTCATGCCATGAAAAGATATGGTTAATTACAAAAAATAAAAAATATTATTACGACCACGAAGCTATTAAAGAACCTATTACAGATACAACTGCAATAAGATTATTACAAAAAAATATTGATAATCAAAAAGGATCATTAAGAGGTAATGGTGGAATGAAACCAAACGGAAATATGAAAGCTATGGGTAGAAAAAAATTTGATAAAAATATGGGGGGTAGTGGTACTTCCTTTGTAGATCATTCTGGATATAAAAAATCTGATGGAACATATATGATTAATTCAACTAGAAATAAAAGAAATGTTTGGACTATAACTACTAAACCTTTTAAAGACGCACATTTTGCAACTTTTCCTAAAGATTTGATTGAGCCATGTATTAAAGCAGGTTGTCCAGAAGGCGGTGTAGTTTTAGATCCTTTTGGTGGTAGTGGTACAACAGGGATAGTTGCATCTCTTAACAATCGTAATGCTATTTTAATAGAACTGAATCAAAACTATATTGATATTGCTAACAAAAGAATTGATAAAGAGGTAGGTCTATTTAATGGCTAGATGGACATACGCATTTAGTAATGGCAGCTACAACGATTGGCATAGGAAATATGACAATATTGCCATGATTGATATTGATAGTATTGAATGTTGTCCACATTGCTACGAACCACTTGCTATTCTTGAGACTTG